TCATATACTCATTACTATCATCTGGACTTTCAACATTTAGGTCTACCTCCAGCCAGCATCTATGTAAAAGCTGGCCACCACCATCATTAATAGTATAAACGATTTCTTTACCATTAACATTCGGTTGGTCACCACTCTGTGTTTTCTGTTGTATCGCAAAATGTGAATGTCTGCGATAAACTGCCTTGAAAAATGTAATCTGGGGATTTCCCACTATGAAGTCTGTTTCTTGTGTAATTTTTCCTACACCAACCATATAAATTATTAAAAGAAAAAAAAGTATTGTATTATACTTGTTTAATTAATAAACTTAATAATTTTATAAAAAATATTTGGCTCTATTGTCTCTATGCCTTTATTGTTTAATTTTAATTCTTCTAGCAATTTTAAGTAGTATCCCAAATTGTATATGTTTATAGACATAGAATTTTTAAAAATTTGGGGCAGATATAGATTGATAGTTTTTAGGTTAATAAATTCTAATGAATTTTTATTAAGTAGCAATGAGTATTTTAAATCTATTTTTCTATTAATATCTTTTTGTCTATTACTATTGATTAAATAAGAATTCATTGAAATTTTATAGGTGTTATTATAGTCTATAAGTTCCCATTTCATATATTTATATAATAAATAGTCTAAATTATCTGAGTCAGAAAAGTTTTTATAAATGTTGATAATGTTTTCTAATTTATTAGAGATTTTATTTTTTAAAATGTATTCTATAAAATTCTCATAAAATAACATATATGCAAAATTTTTATTAATATTACAATTATTATTTTCATATCCATTATAGTTCTCAAAATGATTTTCTATATATTTATAATCATCTAATTCTACATTTTTATAACTTGTTATTATTTTATGATTAGTATTTTTTTTAGTAAATGTTTGTTCTAAGTTAATAATAACTTGTCTTACATCATATCTACTTTTTTCTATAATATTTTGGACTAATTTTTTTTCAAATACGATATTTTCATTCTTAAGAATTTTTTTACAATAATTTTCAATAGATTCAAAATCTGGTAATTTTAGTTCTATAAAAAGACATTTAGCTTTATATGGCTTCATTTTTTTATTCAAAGAATCCGAAATAATAATGAAAGGATTATATTTTAAATATCTAAATTGTTTTTTAGAAAATATAATAGATAACAGATCATTAAACATGTAGACTTCTTTATTTGTTAATCCTTCTATTTCATCAAGTATAATACTTATTTCCTTTGTGTTTTTATTAAACATGTTTAAAATATTTTTTTTATGCAAAATATCATTTATATCTTGATTAAAATCCTTTTTTTTTGTTAAATTTGAAAGATTTTTTTCCTTAATTTCATATTTAAAATAATTCAAAAAGGTATGGGCTATAATTGTTTTTCCACAACCCAATGGTCCATATAAATATAAACAATTCGGTCCAGATTTATTATGTTTAAAATTATTTAACCATTCAAATATTTTATCGTAGTTTAATTTTGAAATTAATAAATCATCTGGAATTTTTGGTTTGTATTTATCTAACCAAGTCATTCTATAATATTAATATTTAGTTTTAAATACATAAATTATCTATACCTTCCCAAGCTATTCCACATTCTTTTGCCCATGTACATTTATAATAATCTGAATCCTTGGTTTTAAAAATTGCTTCATTAAAATCCATTATTTTATCAGAAGTAATACTACAACTGCCTATTTTATGAACATTTTTACATTTAGTTTCATCTACTACTTCCCACATATCAGGACATTTAGATTTCCATGGAGGAAAACTTTTTACCTTTTTATTTTTTAAAACAAATTTATTGTAAATTATATAACCAATAAGAACAGATACTACTGTTATCATTTTCAAAACAAAAAATAATAGTTGATTCATATAGAATTATATAATATAAATTTTAAAGTGCGAATGGGTTATTTGGACAGATATTACAACTTGTAGTGTCCTTTTTAACTGTGAGTCTATAATATCTATAATTTATAAATATATACAGTATACTAAAAAAAAAGGCATATAGTGCGGATGAAAGACGTTTGAATATACCTTGTTTTCTTGAACACGACATAGATACGGCTACTGCTATTAGATTTATTGTAAATAACCCAAGGATAAATATATTTGCCATAAATTTCTTAAAATATTGTTTTACCTTATAATAAGATTTCTCCTTTTTGAGTGTATTTATTTGTTTTTGCAATTCCTTTTTTTTACCAAGATCATCGGTATTAACCATTTTTGATATTAATTTATTAATTTTACTATCAAATGATACTGTATCTATACCACTTGTCTTAAGGTCTAATTCATCAAGAATAACTTCAGACATTATATATAAATAGTATAAAAAAATAAGTAATACATTTATAATTACTATAATAATTTATATAGACTTTACATATTGGTATAATCTATTTAGGGACGTATTATTTTTTACAAATATTTCATATTCTATTTGTGATTTTAATGACCAACAATTATACATTGATACCAGGTTATATGACATTGAATTTAGGTGTATTGGTTTGTCTCCATTTATAATTAGATTAAATTCTGTATTATCGATTATTTTTCTAACATGTTTAATTTTGCTTATAATCAAATCAGTATCTGTACTAAGTCTTAGGATTGTAAGAAGACTTTTTACTTCTGGGATAATCATTTATTAAATTTATAGTTATAAAAAAATTCAATTTTTTTGTTTATATATAAAGACTTATACATTATACATATAATGTCTATCCTTTGGTATTTTATGACGCTAATCCCTTCGATTTTTTCGCTTTCAACAATTACAGATTATACTCTAGTAGATTCTGGCAAATATATATTTTCAACTAGTCTAAATGATTCATATATTATTAATAGTTATGATAATTTAGAAACATGTAAAGATGGATGTAGTAATAGTAGTGAGTGTGTAGGTATTTCTAATATGTATAATAATTCGGTACAAACGTGTAATCTTCTAACAGAACTTGGAATACCTTTGTCGACTTCTCTAAATATTTCTAGCTATAGAAAACTAACAAGATATTATGATAATGATGATACGCATACAGTTTATGGATTTATTGAAACAAGTGGTAATGAGTATGAACTTATTGATACGGAAGTTTATATTGATATGAATCATAATGGCAAACATGATGTGGATGAGCCTATTACGACTTCATATAATGGTAATTTTAATTTTTCTGATCTTAAAGAAGGTAATTATCTAATCCGAGAAATTATACCACCAACTTGTTCACAATTACTACCAGGTGCTTGGGGTTATGGTGATATTATTGATGGTGATGGATATGTTGATAACGTTGTGTATTTGCATACCTATAAGAATGAACTTACTGGAGGAAATCTGAATAATCCTAATCAATCTGTTTCAAGTGATTATATTCTAGGTAGTAATAATAACACCTATCTCACATTTTTCCCTGATGATACTATTACTGTATCTTTTGTTGACGAAACTATTCTAGATACTCCTGGTGTTGACCTTATTATTGAAACAAACAATAATTCTTCAACGCAAGCCCATGTTAGTGTTAGTCATAATGATGTTGATTTTGTTTATATTGGCGTTCTTAATACCAGTAATACTGAATTTGACCTTAGTAGTCTAAATTATACACAACATATTAGTTATATCAAACTTCATTTCTTTGGTGATAATCATCAAGATGGTATTAATATCGTGAGTGTTAAAAGCACAGTCGATAGTATGTATAGTCCTTCATTTGGATTTATGGTTAGTGTTCCAATGCTTCCGACTTATACTGTGTTTTTTGTTAATGATTGTCATTATTGGTATTGGTGTGAGTTTCACTGTATGCTTGGAACACTCGATGATAATGAAGCCTTGTCATGTTATAGTGGTTGTCAAATATTCGATAAAACATATCAATGTAAATGTGAGGAAGAAGATGTAATTAAACACGAACTAAACTATACTGATACTTTTGTAAAGGAAAGTTGTGTACATGGATGCGAATACGAAATGAACCAATATCTCTTTCCTGACTTTAGGGTTTATAAAAATTCAGTTGGTACCAGTAACCCCTCAAATATCATTAATAAACTAAATATTGATTACTGCAATAATAATAACAATATTAACTGTCTAAATAACTTTAAAAATAAATGCGACCGAAGAGATATGTGTGAATCTATGTCTATTGGTAATAATAATCTTATTAATTATAATAACACTGAAAGATATTATGATGAAGGTTCTTATCTAATTGTTAAATCTGAACTTATTGAACCAGATGGACTAAATTATATTACTTCTACTTCCACGACTAGTTCTACTCATACATCCGCTTCCACGACTAGTTCTACTCATACATCCACTTCCACTTCAACAAAAAGTAGTACTACACCAAAGAGGGTTACTTTTCCAAAATCAACATCTTCTACAGTAACAGATTCGTCAAGCACTTCATCTACTCCAGAACCAACAAACATTTCTACTAATCATACACATACCCACACGGTTCCATCTAATACTACAGCTGAACCTACTACAGTTCAGAAGAATACAACCACTACTACAACTGAAACTTTAGTTACAACCACAAGTAATAGGATTGTTACTAATCCATCAGACTCTGATAGTTCTAAGGATGATGATGATAATGATGATATGGTTATTATTTTTAGTATCTTTGGTGCGCTTGCGTTTATAGTTCTTGCCGTTATTATCTATACACTTATCTTCTGCAAAAACACACCAAAGGTAGAAACAACTGCTCCAGAAAATAGAACTTCTACATCCTTTGAAAATCCTATGTATAATAATAGTGATCTATACCAAAATTCACTCCCAGAAGAACCGAGGACATATGATGAAGAAGCAAATTATATTGATATTAAATAAATGATAGTAGTTAGTGTATATAATATAGACCCCCATATAGAATCTATAATAACAGTTTTAAGGTCCCAGTTTTTAAAAATTGCCATATTTGTAAAATCGAATAAACTATACATACAGAACCCTAATACGGCAGAATCTATTATACTTTTTTTTTTACTCTGATTCTTGATATTTTGAAATACAAAATAGTACCAAGAAAACAGTATTATACTATATGCGCCAGCAGCAGGCATTATTTTTAGTTCTAAAGGAGATTTTTGTATTTTAGTAACTAAATTATTATAATAATTTTTTGTTAATGTAAGATAAATAGAATCTAAAATCAAAAATGTTATTAAAACGGTAAATAACATATATAATACGAAATTATTTAATTAAATATAAAACCTAAAGATTAAATATTTAATTTAATCATGGGAGATATAGAAACCTTTAATAAAAATGGATATGTTTTGATTAAAAATTTTTTTACAGAAGAAGAGTCTGAACAAATTGTAAACTTTGCAAATACTCTAGAAACCTGGAAAGAAACTCCTAATAAATGGATGATATTTTTCGAAAAGGAAAAAAAGAAATCAAGAATAGAACAATTTCTAGAATACTACCCTGAACTAAATGAATTTATGAAAACAAAAGTATACCCTAAAGTAAACAGTATATATGGTTCAGAAATGAATATTTTTAAGGATAAATTAAACTGGAAACATGGTGGAGGGAATGGATTTAACGCACACCAGGATCATCCAGCCTGGACTGATTTTGAACCCAATGTCTATTTATCAGCGGCTTTATTTGCTAATAATTCAACAATTCAAAATGGATGCCTACAATTTGGTAAAGGAGAAACAAAATTTGTAGGAGAATGTGAATATAATAAAGAAGGTATGGGAGAAATTAAATCAGAAATAGAAGATAAATTAGAATGGGATTTTTCAGAAACAACACCACGTGATTTGTTAATATTTGATTCATTTGTTCCACACAGAAGTTTTAAGAACACAACCGATAATTCTAGACGTATATTCTATTTCACATTTAATGATAAAAAATATGGTGATTTATATAATAATTATTTTGTTACAAAAAGAAAAAATTTTCCACCAGATATAGAACGTACAGAACAAGTTAAACTTAATAATAATAAATATAATTTAGCAAATCCTATATTATAAATTCTTCAGGATATGGTCTTTCTAAAGGATCCCATTTACAACATGTAAGAACTAAATCTATAATTCTCTTTTCGGTATGAAGTTCCAAAAATTTATAGTGTTTAAATGCATACATTAATCCTTTGTGTAGTAAATACGATGGGGAATTAATGTTATCATAAAAAGAATGTATTGATGGATATTTTTTAATAAAATTAGAACTAGGACAGTCTAATATAATATTCTGGTTCAAAAATAATTCATCTGTTTTTTTATAAGGGAATAATGGAACTCTATAAAATATTTCATAAATAACACATCCTAAACTCCACATATCTATGTTACTATCAAATTTAGTATTCAGTAATATTTCAGGAGCTCTATAATAAATTGTTTGGATAGTGTTAATATTATAATTTTTAGTTTTTGTTAAAGATATCCCAAAATCTATAATAACAATCTCATTTAATTTACTATTTTTAAACAGAATATTATCAGGTTTTATGTCACAATGTATAATATTATTTTTTTTTAAATAAATAAGTCCTTTGTTTATTTGACGTGTTATATTAATAGTTTCGTTTACTGAACTACTATAATTTTTTATATATTCTTTAAGAGAAATATTATACATTTTTAAAATTGTATATTCTTTATTGTCATAGTAAAAAGTTTCTAACAGTTTAATAATATTATTCTTTTCTTTTGATCTAAGTTTAGACAAAATATTAATTTCATTTTTAAAACACTTGTTATTATTATTAATTTTCAATGCAACTGTTCTTGAATTTAACTTGTCATAAACACTATAAACAGTGCTGTATGAACCGGACCCTAATTTCTTATTAAATGTAAATCGCTTTAAAAAATTATTATTATAAGTTTCAGTATCTATTATATTCATAATATATACATATTTAAAATATATTATTAAATAGTATGTTTAACAAGTATTTAATGATAATAGGAATATTTGTGTGTTTTATCCTTTATAAACTTTTTATAAATGGAGAACATTTTACAGATAAAAAAAATGAAAAAAAACTAGATAGACCATGGGTTAATTTATATGATAATAATGGAAATATATTAAATGTGGCATTACTATCACGTCCATTTTATAAAAATAATGATGAGGAGATATATAATAAATCTATTAAAAATAAATTTAATATATTAGGTATATCTAGTTATCAGGAATTTCCTAATCAGCCATATAACCCTAAGGATGGATATAACGATACTACAAATAAATACAATTATCATAAATGGGTAAATATGTGTAAAGGGTGGCTACATTGTTTTAGAAACCCAGATGATTATTTGCCTAAAAATATGAAACGCGAATTAATTAGTGAATCTGATTTTATAGATTGTCAGATTCATAAAGAAAATAAAGATGTTAAAAAAAAATATGATTTCTTGTATATTTGTCATAGGGATAATTTAAAAGACTGTAGTAAAACCGAATGGGTTGCCTATAATAAAAATCTTGAATTAGCAGAAAAATGTATTAATATTCTTTGTAAAAAAAAGAAATTAAAGGGGTTACTTGTTGGTAGAGAAGGTTGTAAAATAGAAGGATGTACAAGTGTAAATATCGATTATACAAAAAAATTAGATTATTATGATCTGGTAAAAAAATATGATGAATGTAAAATCATTTTTATACCGAATGTACATGACGCATCTCCAAGAGTATTATGTGAAAGTTTAGCCCATAATTTAAGATGTTTAGTAAATAAAAAACTAGTTGGTGGATGGAAATATGTAAACGAAGAAACAGGCGAATTCTTTAATGACGAAAATGATTTTGAAGAAAAAATAGATAAAATTTTAAACAATTATGATTCCTATTCCCCAAGAAACTATTTTGTTAAAAATTATGGTATTAAAAATGCAGGAAAAAAACTAAAGGACTTTATATATAGTATATTTGGTGATAAAATCGATATTCCCAAAGAAAAGGTTGAATATGTCACGCCAGAATTTCCCAAAAATGAATGGGTTTCATGTAAACTTAATTAATTTAATGTAAGCTACTATTTCCGATCTGAAATTTTTTGAAAGAATTCTGAGATGCTTCATATTCTTTCCATTTAAGAGCATCACTTAAACGTTTCGTTCTGTAAGCATACGAATCATCATTTATTTTACGGTCCCCACGGGATGTAAATGTTTCCTTTTTAACTAATATATAGACAACAAATAGTATAAGAATTAATGCAAGTATAAGTATAAGTTCCATTATATTAATATTAGAAATTAATTATTCTCTTCTGGAACTTCTGTTGTTACATCACCAGTATTTTCAGAAATATTATGTCGAAAAATAACATAAAATATATTTAGAAGAGAAACCAGTATACACAGAATACCTATACAGATACTAATATCTGATAATCCCAACATAAATATTCCACACAACAATTGTATACCAAAGTTTACAGTATTAATATCCCTATCTATTTTATCTGGAAAAATCTTAATAAGCCCAAGAACAAACGCCATAACTAAAATAAAGGTATTAACTATAAAGATAAGAGAATTATATTCTTTACTAATAATTGTATAATTACTAATAACAGTTATAACAAATCCTATAATAGTTAAAAGATTACAAAAATTTATAGCATTAATCAATTCTACCATTTATAATAATTATAATTGAAAACTTTAAATAAACATAATTAAACCAAACTTTCATTATTAATATCTGAATCTGTTTTTAATGAACATCTACATATAGGACATGTATGATTTGTTTTTAACCAATTATCAAGACAATTGTGGTGGAATATATGACCACAACTATTAATTTTTCTTACAATTTCATTTTGTTGTATATCTAGACGACATATAGCACACATAGTTTCTTCTTCTTCTGAACTATTAAATAATTTTAAGTGGGTATTATCTAATAAATTATCGAGTGATATCGGTGGAGGTTCTTCTGCATTTATGTCAGAAGACGGATTAAAAATAGAATTTAGTATATGATAATTTATAGGTTCCGAAAGAGATATTTCTATATCTCTAAATAATGTTTCCGGTGTTGGTGTTGTTGGTCTTGGAATATTAGTAGTATTTTCATTAAATGGTGCTCGGACTGGTGGCGATGGTGTTGTAGCCTGCGTTCTAAAATTGTTTGGCCTGGTTCGTGACCTGCTATTTAATGAATTTCTTGTTAGTTGGTGTAATATATCGAACATTGTATTCTGATTATTAATAATATGGGTTAATGTGTTATTTAATCTTTGTGTAGATATATCATTATAAGACATAATAAATAGTATTATATTATTATTTAAAGTTTTTTACTTAATAAATAAAATGATAGATGATTATACCAAATATAATGGTAAAGGACTAAGTGGATTAGTTAACTATGGTAATACCTGTTACATTAATTCGGCTATACAAAGTCTTAGTCATACACTTGATTTGACTGATTTTTTCCTTTCTAAAAAATACGAAAAAAAAATTAAAGAAAAGGAAGATAACATGAATATAGAATTTGTAAAAAATTGGGTAAAACTTTTAAATGGATTATGGGAAGATAACTGTACTATATCTCCTAAAAGTTTCTTTAAAAATTTGATACAAATTTGTAATGAGAAGGGAATAAATCTTGGATTTTCTGTAAATATGCAGAATGATATACAGGAATTTTTGATGTTAGTTTTAGAGATTTTCCATGACTGCTTTTCTGAAAAAAAGAAATTTAAAAGTTTAAGAAAATTAGAAGGATTAAATAAAGAGTCTGAAAAATCTTGGAGTGATTTTTATGAGAATGATTATTCCAAAATTATAGAACTATTTTATGGTCAAATTTTAACAGAAATATCGGATACAGAAACTGGTAAGGTTTATTCTAATAATTTTCAACCTATATGTTTTATACCATTACCTATTAATAACAAAGAAGACTGTTCTATATACGATTGTATAGATTTATATTTAGAAAAGGAAACATTAGAATCCCATAGAATTAATGATGAAGGGGACACTAAAGATGTTTATAAGAGAATGAAAATTTTTAGACTTCCTAAAATTATTATTTTTACAATAAATCGTTTCAATAATATGAATATGAAACTTAATAACAGTATAGAATTTCCGGAAGATCTTGATATGTCTAACTATAACAATGATACTAATAATAAATATGAATTATATAGTGTTTGTAATCATTATGGTGGTAGTCGAGGAGGACATTATACATCATATTGTAAAAATGATAACAAATGGTATGAATTTAATGATACAACTGTTATAAAAATGAGTAGTATAAACACATCGAATGCATATTGTTTATTTTATAGACGAAATACAAAATAAAATTTTATTTTTATAATATATAATGAATAATAGTTTTAATTATTATAACAGACAGTTCAATAAATCACTAAATTCTGTGTCTAAAAAAAAACATACTCTTCTAATGGTAGGAGTTTCTGTTGGGTTAGTAGTGTTTGTATATTTGTTATACAAACATCTCCACATTACCTTTGATCTAAAGGCACTCTATAATTGGATTGTTGGTATAGAACAAAAAATTGTTGGAGATAGTGAGGATGAGGATGAAGAAGTTGACAGTGAAGGAAACCAGGTCTTCCATGTTTCCGAAAATATTTTTACCTATGATGAAGCTAAATTAGTTTGTCGTTCATTTGATTCCGAACTAGCAACAGTTCAGCAGCTTATGGATGCCTATAAAAGAGGCGCTAACTGGTGTTCTATGGGATGGATAGATGACCAAATAGCCGCATACCCAATTCAGCAAGAA